AAATACAATGATTTTGTTTCGCAATCTTGATACAGGAACATCCGATTTGTAGTATTTGCCCTTATACAATTTAACAAATCGGGTTTGGTTGTGTTTCAGGGCATAACCAATCATAATAAAATAGATATTCTATAAAATAGTTTTATATATTCACTATTACCGATATTTTAGTTGTTGCGAGATAATAAGTAATCGTTGGCCATCAACACCAGATATTCGCCGTAACTCAGCTTTTGGTATATTAGACAATCATCAAACGAAATACGTATTACCCACGGCGCGCGCCAAATTTTTACTGTTAAAATAATACCGGTTTCGATAAAGTCGATTGCAACCAAAAATCCGCCACTCGCCATTTTATAGTACGGTGCGGTGTCCGCATATTTCTGGATCCAACGTGTATATTTGCCGAGATGCAGTACATCCAATTCATCCACATATCGATATCCACTGAGCGCTTTTATGTATTTTATTTGGTCATTATTCGAAATGCGAAATTCGGGTTCGTCATCACCAAGGTCATTAAATGATTTCACGATTTCATCTACGATGATATTTGAAGTTTTGTTTTCCAAATACGTATTGTTTTTATTTTCAACAGCATCCAAATAATCATTGGCGTTAATAGAGTCAAGTAGTTTTGGGTCGGATAATACAGAATCATATATTTTTTTTACTTCTTCGGCTGTGAAATTTTTTTGTGCTGAGGACATAATTTGGGGTTAATCTCTATTATAATAGATAAATTGTTTTTATTTATTATATTATTATGCAATTGTAGTCATATCAATATTGAACACATCTTTAACACTATCAAAGAAACTCATAGCAAACTCGGTAATACCGATATTTACCAAAATGAAAATAGCCGCACCAAAAATGAGAGGTCCATCAGTTGGAGCCAATGTGTGGTTCGCTCTAAAAGGATTGAATTTAATGATTAAAATAGAGGCTAGCAATACGTGGATGGTATTACTGATAAATCGAATGTATTGGGGTGCAACATATGATATTCCTAAAAAAATAAAAACATAGATGATATACAATCCAGTAATCAAAATCATGTATGTAGGTTTTGCTTGAGATTCTACTGCGCGATCAACTTTATTAATTAATGGAGACGATTTAGAAGCCATTCTCTATAATAGATATAGAGATTTTTAAATAACTAATAAAATGAATACACAACAAGCGATAATTCATAAATATATATTGCACGAAAAATTGGGGAAAGGGTGTTTCTCGGCGGTTTTCAAAGGAACACACAAAATAAATAATAAAGTGGTGGCTATAAAAATCGAATCGGATGGGGCTCCAATAAATATGCTTAAACGCGAATCCAAAATACTGTCTTATTTAAACAAAGAGCTCAGTCCGTCAAATAGATGGATTATTCCGACGTTATTTTGGTATGGAATGTATGGCGAACATATTTGTATGGCGACCACTTTTTATCCAACAACTCTTACACAGCATATTTCCGACATATGGATATCCAACAAACTAAATATTATTATGGATCTTGCAATGATTTCATACCAAATAATAGAGATTTTCCAATATATTCACGCAACTTCTATCATACATTGTGATATAAAACCGGATAATTTTATGATGAATAATGACGGGAAAGTAGTCTTAATAGATTTTGGTTTGGCGAATCTGTATATAGACCCACCACCATCATCATCAAAAAAGGAGCATTTGATAGGTTCTTCTAAATACGCGAGTTATTTTTTACACGAAGGTTATTCTCCAGCAAAACGAGACGATATAATTTCAGTAGGCTATTTATTTTTCACAATATTTAAAATAGATTTGCCCTGGTTTGAAAAGGGACTATTTACCGAGCCCAATGATAATTCATATCCATTATATCATATAATGCATCCGCATAACATAATACGAAAAAACAGGAAATCGCCGGAATATTTATTTAAATATTTGCAGTCGAATCGTCACAAAGTTATTAAACATTATCTGTTTCCATACATAGAGAATGTGTATAAATTAGATATTGCGGAACCACCTGACTATTATTATTTGAAATCAATATTCACGACACTTTATTGAATAGGTGTGGGAGGAAGTGTAGGATTCATAATAGCCTGGACTTTATCACTATTTTTGAGCAAATCTTTTAAAGCGGCGGCACTAATAGTTTGTTCGGTGTATTTGTCATTTAATACAATACCAGCAACAGCTTGTTTTTCTGTGGTACCAGTGGGTATTTGACTTTGTGCATTAATAGTAGCAATAATTTTATTCAAGTCGGTTTCACCTGTGACTGGTGTATCACTTTTGGTAGCTCCGCTTGCATCATTTTCCAAACCCTCTAAAACTGGTAAATATGCAGACATAAAAAGCGATAACACCAAAATAGAAATTAGCATAAAAATAGAAATAACTCTATTGTTTGAGAATCCGAAGAAAAACATCTTATATAATTTACAAGTATAATAACTAGTTCAAAATGATCACATACTATTATTTTTCGAAAGTAATATAAAGAAACAGTCAAGTATATAGTATAAAATATGTCTTCTACTACACGTACAATGGGTTCAGTTAAGTGGTTCAACAACAAGGCAGGCTATGGTTTTATTACCTGCATTGAGGGCGACCAAAAGGACAAGGATATTTTTGTTCATCACAGCGCGATTGTTGTAGGATCAGATCAGTTCAGATTTTTGGTTCAGGGCGAGTTTGTCCATTTTGATTTGGTGAAGGTTGAGGGTGACGAGAAGCGCGAGTTTCAGGCAAAGAATGTTACCGGTATTAATGGCGGCAAGTTGATGTGCGAGAATCAGCGCACTAAGACTTCGGATAAGAAGTCGAAGGTAAAGGCTGCATAAATCACCGCATAATATTTTATTTTACACATTTGTAAAATAAAATAAAAAATTATTTCTTGGATCGAGACTTTCTGAAAGAAGCCTTTTTTCTTTTATGAGTTTTGTTATTCGGCATTTTAAATTGGGATTCGGCTAATTTTAAAATTTCGCGCAAAGACTTGCCCTTATTTTCAGCAGAAATTTTTTTCACTAAATTCATCCACGCATTTACCATTTTATATACTGTTTACATATAAAATTGATCGATTAAATCAAAACAATCTAAATACAAAAAATTAAATAATAGCTATATAACAACTCAATAACTAACTAACTAACAGCAAAATGGTAAAGAACACTACTGGAGGCGGATACGCAAAACGTCAAGGTCGCAAATTTACAAATAATAGTAAGGCGGTCGACTTGAGAAAGGCTGAATCAGCATTGGAAGAATATGCGTGTGCAACAAAAATGAATGGAAACGGCGTAGCGGTGACTACACATACAGGTAAGAATTTGTTCTGTCATATGCGCGGCAAATTTACTGGAAGAAATCGCAAGCAAAACTTTATATCGGTTGGAACTTGGCTTCTAATTGGTTTGCGCGACTGGGAAAAGGAAGAAAAGAATTGTGATCTGATTGTCGTATACGATCGAGACGAAGTACAAGAATTGCGCGAATTGCCCGGATTAGATTTGAAATATTTGATCAGAACCACGAATAAGATATCAAATTTTATGGAAGACGAAGACGGCGATGCAAACCAAGATGAAGTCGAGGCATTCAAGTTTTCGGAGAGCGCTGGTGTAAGTGAAGAATACACGAAATTACTCGAAGAAGGTGACGCAAATAACATTATTAGTAGTGCGATTGAAGAAGAGATCAATATTGACGATTTATAAATCAATAAAATTGATTTGGAGTGTTTGTTTTTTATTCATATTACAACAAATATGAATAAACTAGTAATTATTTTGATTATTATCCAGGTTATTGTAGTAGCATCTGATATCCGATGCAGCAGCAAATTAAAAGCAAAGATATTTAATTCTCTTGTTAAATATCGTTATAACAACAATACTGTAATTCTTGCGACTGCGTTTCCAAAAGTATCAAATATAACCGGTATTCCTGAAAACATAGTTAGACGATGTATGGGATTTACTTCTTAATAAAATGGCGATTGATGAATTTCTGAATAGTAAAATGAGTAAGCTTCTTATCTTTGGCCTCATCTCCCAAAATCTTCCATAACTTCTCATCAGGAACAATCATCTGCTTATTATCCGGCTTCTCCAAACTCATCTTCTTAATATAATCGTTGATAAATTGAGTGATCTCAATGCGAGAGATCTTTGTACCCTTCTCGCGACCCATAAAATCGCACATCTCCTCACTTACCTCGGCAGGCAATGCAAATCCACAAGGCTTTCTCTCCTTCTTTGGCTTGTTTTGTGCCTTCTGCTCCTTTTTGTTCTGAGACTCAATCGTTCCATTTAACTTCTTAGCAGTCTTCTCCAATGCACTCAATGCCGCCTTCAATCCAGAAATGCTCTGGTTAATCTCAGCAATAGATGCGGTAATCTTCTCGGTATTAGTTAATCGGGTAGTCTTTTCTTTGGGTGTCTGTTCCATTTTATATCTATTATTAGACTATATTATTTATATTCTTTTGGGTTATATAATAAATAAATTGTTCCCTACATTTGTGTAGAGTATGAATTCATCCGAAAAACCGTATACAAGTATAGCACAAAAATATTAAATTTTATAATTAGTAGAATGCATGCTATTTTAGTTTTATAATCGAATTGTTGATAAATGTGAAATATACTTATTATTACTTTTTTGTGCATTTTTTTTCTGCAAATGGGACAGCAGGGATTTTTAGATATCCATTCAAGCATACAATTATTGTGTATTATGACGTCACATATACACTGTAGATTATAAATATTACAATTATTACGATAAAATGAAAATTGTGTGGAATTAGCTATATTTTTTTGCGTTGATTTCTCTAAACATATTAAGCAAACATTGCTTTCCATTTAATATAGCAAAACATTTTACAAAGTATAAAATATACGTAATATGTATAATTATGAAATGTGGTGAACGACGTGTTATCATATTGGATAGAAATGGTACAATGTGGGAAAGCAAAACATCATTGGAAAAGGTAATGAAAAAACACAATTGGAAAAAAGGCGGTATTGTCCGAGAAGGTGATATTGTAATAATATTGGGGAACGAAAAGAGAATATTAAGAGAAGGTATTGATCCCGAGATTGAGAAACTAATGGAAAATGATGTGAAAATAATAGGCGTGTGTTGGGGATATGAATATCTTGCTTGGCGAAGCGGAGGTGAAATTGTAGAGGGGAAACTGAAAAAGGGAATAAGAGATTCGAAAAGATGGTATAATCATTACGATAGTGTAAGCAAATTGGGAAAAGAATGGAGAGGAACACGTAAAAGAGGAAAGTGGATCAATGGATCAACCCGCAAATGGAAAGGATTTCAATATCACCCGGAACATAATAAAGAATCTATGAAAGAAATGCTGGAAACGATTGAAAAATGGAAAGGCGAAGAACATGATAGCTGCAAAATAGTCATTAAAAGGTTAAAAAGTAGAGGCGATGTGTAAACCAAAGGTTTCAATAAATGGATTGTTTACCGAAGGTTTCAATAATTCGATTAAATTCATCTTCATTTTCGTCCACATTATCTTCTAACAATAGTTTTTGTAAGATGTTTGGATGGTTAGCAATACGAATTTTAGGTTCTCTAATTTTTTCCCATAGTAATTTTCGAAACTGTTTTTTGTATTTTAATGTATAATATAAATTTCGTAATTTGTTCAAAATATTAATAATATTACTAATAATATTGATATCTACTAATTGTGAATCATAATCATTGAGTGATATATATTGTTTCATATTATTGTAAAAAGGAGTATTTTTACAATTTAAAAATCCAAAATTGTCTGGTAAATTTGGTAGAATATTAATATTATTGTGATCGCAATACAATAATACCAAATTATTTGGTAATGGAGGTAAACTTTGAAGTTTATTATAACTGCAAAAAAAAGTTTGTAGTTTAGCAGGTAATGCAGGTAATGACTCTAGATCATTATTATCGCATTCAATGCGAGAAAGATTATATGGTAGTTTTGGTAAAGATGTTAATCGATTGTATTTTACATCGAGATAAAAGAGTTTTTTTGGTAAATAAGGTAATTTATTAATAAAATTTCTATTACAACTGAGAGTCACAAGTTTTTTTGGTAATTGGGGGAGTGTAGTTAAACAATTTTTGTCGCAAATTAAACTATCAAGTGATGGAGGCAATTTGGGTAATTTTTGTATTCTATTAAAAGAACAATTTAATTTAACCAAAGTACAAGGTAGTTTTGGTAAGGAAGTGAGGTAATTGTTAGAGCAATTAAGGTAAGTGAGACGATAAGGGAGTGAAGTAAGGGAAGAGATAAGATTATTGTGTAAATCGATGTGTAATAGGGAATGAGGAAGTGAAGGAAGGGAAGTGATAAGATTATCGGAAGAGAAAAGGAATAGTATAGA